TCACGATTTGTTCAACAGCAGATCGACGGCCCAACAGCCGCGAACATGCACGCCGAACTGACGGCAGTGATCGAGGATGTCGGTGTTGTCGCAGCCGGCTTCTTCCAAAGCGTCGGCCAAGATGGGCAGACGGTCGAAGGCGCGTTCATCGTAAATCACCTGGGCCAATTTCGGGACGGTGCTGTCATTCCAGGACCGCCAGGCGGAATGGATCGTGGGGCGTGGGCGGAAAAGATTGCCGAAGATGTCGCGGATGCGGTCGCACTGTGCCCTTCTTTCTTGGTCCAAGTATTGGTTGTCGCCGAGTTGGGCGATCCGTCTCAGGAGTTCGTCGGCCGCGTCCTCCATTCCGCTCGGAGCACAGGCGAGCTGGGCAGCGTGCGCCAGACGCCAAACGCTCCACAGCGGACCCGCATCGCTCTCGGAAGCCGCAAGGCAAGGGGCGATGCGCTGGGCCGCGACCTGCTGGGCCGCACGGTAAGCGGCCTCCAGCTCCTCGCGGCCGGCATCACCATCGGCGTAGCGCTCGGCGACCTCAACCGCGCGACGACTCTCCGAGTCGAGCATCTCGTGCAGCCATCGCCGGCAGCAGGCCACGGCAAAGAGCCGTCGCTGCCGCGGCATTCGTTTGCCTCTCAGCGTCAACAGGAGCGAGGAAGGCGTCGTGCTATTGAGCCATGCTCGTTCCGTCTTGATCTTCGCCATGAAGGACGTTCCTCACGATTTGTTCAATAGCAAATCGACGACCCAGCAGCCGCGAACGTGCTCGCCGGGCTGGCGGCAGTGATTGAGGATGTCGGCGTTATCGCAACCGGCTTCTTCGAGGGCGTCGGCCAACACGGGCATATCGGCGAAGTCGCGGGCATCATACATCTGCTGGGCCATCGAGGCGATCAACTTATCATGCCACGATAACCATGCGGCCTCGACCGCTACAGGACGGAAGAGCAGGGGGCCAAACACGTCGCGCAGCAGGTGAGCTTGATGGGACCATGCTGTCTGCAACTTCAGCTGAGCAGCTTTCTGTGCCTCGCGCACGGCCTTTGAAAGCAGCCGACGTAGGATACCGATACGCCGAGGGAACGGAAAACACGATCCCACTGCCGCGACAGCGGCGGCCGAGGCTTCGCATTCGGTTTCCGTCGTCATTTCCGCAGCGAAACCAGGCGGATAGATTCCCTCGATCCCGAACGAATCCCATTTGGCATTGCGAGCCGCTTCATGAGCCGATTCCAGTTCTTCAGTAGAAGCTAGTCCATCCGCATATCGCTCGGCGACTTCGACGGCTCGACGAGAACGTGGGTCTATCAATAGATGCCAGCCCCATCGGCAGCAAGCGCAAGCGAATAGCCGCAACTTCCGGTCGCTCAGCTTGTCGTTGTCGCGCAGGGAGTACAGCATGGGAGCCGGATCAGCGCAACTTAACCATTTCTGCTCCGTCATGTCGCTTCTTGTCATCATCTGACTCATTCGGCCGTCGAAAAGATCCGAAAAATCGTCAAATCTGCTCTCTTAAAAACGCCCCTCGTCAGGGTAATATCGAATCTGTGGACCTGCAACAGATGTTCGCTCTGGCCCTCGACCCGTCCCTCATTCTGGAGGCCCGCGGCATCGTTCCCGACCCCTGGCAGCGAGCATTCCTCTTGTATAGCGATCGCCAAATCCTGCTCAATTGCAGCCGACAGAGCGGTAAAAGCACCGTCGTCAGCGTCCTGGCCCTGCACACGGCGCTGTTCACGGCCGGCTCGCTGGTGCTGCTGTTGTCGCCGTCGCAGCGGCAGAGCGGCGAGATTTTCCGCAAAGTGCTCGACGCCTACAAAGCGCTGGGCAAACCGCTGCCGGCAACCCAGCAAACGCAGCTGCGCCTGGAGTTGGCCAACGACTCGCGCGTCCTCTGTCTGCCCGGACGTGAAGGCACCATCCGCTCGTTCGGCGGCGTCAATCTGCTGGTGCTCGACGAGGCCGCCCGCATTCCCGACGACCTGTATCGCAGCGTCCGGCCGATGCTCGCCGTGTCGCAGGGGCGGCTCGTCGCCCTGAGCACGCCGTTCGGTCAACGCGGTTGGTTCTGGCAGGAGTGGGAGAGCGAGGGGCCGTGGAAGAAGGTTTGCATTCCCTGGCGCGACTGCCCGCGCATCACGCCGCAATTCATCGCCGAGGAAACCCGCGCGATGGGCCTGTCGTGGGTACAACAAGAATATGAATGTTTGTTTACGTCCCTAGAAGGTCTAGTTTATCCCGATTTTGGGCAAGCGCTCGTGGACGATTGGTCGCAAGTCGCCGGCCGGCTGGTCGGTGGCATCGACTTTGGCTGGCGCAATCCGTTCGCGGCCGTGTGGGGTGTGCTCGACCGCGACGACGTGCTATGGATCGCCGGTGAGCGCTATCGCAGTGAAACGCCGTTGCACGAACACGCTGCCGCCCTGCGCGAACTCGGCGATGTGACCTGGTACGCCGATCCCGCCGGCCGCACCGAGATCGAGGAATTGCGGGCGAGTGGCTTGGTGGTGCGCCGCGGCGACAACGACATTCGGCCGGGCATCGCCGCCGTGACGGCGCGTCTGCGCACCGGCCGCCTCAAGATATGGCGCGACGCCTGCCCTCATCTGCTCACCGAGGCGCGTCTGTATCGCTATCCCACGGCCGCCGAGCGCGCCCTGCGCGGCGAAAATCCGGTGGACGATCATAATCACGCCCTGGGCGCTCTGCGTTATCTCATTTCTCGATTGGACGCGCACTTCATCGCCCGGCTGCGTAAGCGCTCGGTGGAGCGCGATAAGAAGCTGGCGGTGGACCCGAAGATTGATCCCGAGGACCTGTGGACCAGGCTGTCATGATGCGAACTCTGCTCACGAAAACGCTGCTGCGACTGGCCAACTGGCTGCGGCCCAAAGGGATGCCTTATGTCCTCGCGGGGCCGCAGTGGTCGGGCACCAGCTTCGTCGATAGCTACAAGCGCAACCGTCAGCCGACGCCGAATGAAATCCTGGCGGAGCTGAAGAACACCGCCTGGACGTGCGCCAGCATCAACGCCGCGACGTGCGCCAATTATCCACCGCGATTGTACGTCATCACCGAACACAACCAGCCGCGACCGAAATGCCTGACGAAAGCGCTGTCGCCGCGCGTCGAGCGCCGCCTGCGCGCTCACATCAAGAGCGCCGCCACCATCGAGGAAGTCACCGATCATCCGCTGTTAACGCTGCTTCAACGTGCTAATCCTATTCTCACGGCGTTTGATCTCTGGGAGTTGACCACGCTGTATCAGGAAGTGCATGGCAGCGCCTATTGGTATCTCGACTTCGATCCCGTGCTGAATGTGCCGCGGGCCGTGTGGATTCTGCCGTCGCAGAACGTCACGCCGCGCCGCGATCCCAACAGCGCCAGCCTCGTCGATTACTACTTCTATCGCAATGGCCGCAGTGAAGAGCGCTTCGCTCCGGAACAGGTCATCCACTTCGCCTATCCCGATCCGCGCGATCCGTACACGAGCGGCCTGTCACCGTTACGAGCCAGCTTCGAGCAAGTGGCCCTGACCAGCGAATACGCCGCCTTCAAGAAGGCCAAGTTCGAGAACCATGCCATCCCCGACGCTGTCATCTCGCCGGACGAAGTGATGGGCGAGGAGGAGCGCGATCGTCTGGAGAGCCAGTGGAACCATCGTTTTCGCCGCGGCGGCAGCGGTAAAGTGGTCGTGGCCGAGTCGTCGCTGAAAGTGTCGCTGCTCAACCAGTCGATGGGCGACCTCGCCGCGCTGGCCGACATGGCGGCGACGAAGACCGATATAGCGAATGCCTTCCATGTGCCAATCGCCTTCCTGACCTCACAGACGAACCTGGCGAATTTGCAGGCGTCGCAGAGCCAGCACATGAGTTTGGCCATCAGTCCACGCCTCGAACGCCGCGATGAGAAACTCAACGCCCAGTTGGTGCCGCTATTCGATCCGACCGGCCGATTGTTCCTCGCCAGCGAGGACCCGGTGCCGGTCGATCAGAACTTACTCGTGCAGCAACAAATCGCCGATCTCAAATATGGTGTGGTGTCGATCAATGAGATTCGCAGCGAACGCGGCCTGCCGCCGGCGCCGTGGGGCGACGTACCGTGGCTGCCGCTGCAATGGGAACGCACGGACATGCCGCGACAAAGCGAGCTGCCACACACCGGACGCAATCGGCCGCCCGAGGATACCCCCGTCGATGCTTAACCGCGAGGTTTACCTATCATGCCCGACGTCCTCACAACACACTATGGGCAGGTCGAGGGACCGCTTGGCTTCCCCATGCCCGACCGCGCCGCCCGCACGCTCGATACGCTGCTCAAATCGCTGCCGCGCACGCCGGAGCACGAGTATCGCCATCTCGTCACCACCAAGGCGCCGACGGAGATCAACCCCGGCGAACGCAGCGACGTTAGCTGGATCAGCAGCGAAAGCCCCGACCGCACCCGTGAAGTCGTCGTCGCCAAGGGCATGAACGATTCGCAGTTCGCGGCCAATCCCATTGTCACGCTCGGCCATGCGTATTACCTGCCGCCAGTGGGCAAATCGCTGTGGCGCAAGCGCGTCCGCGACGGCGAGCGCGTCGGCATCAAGGCCAAGACGGTTTATCCTGCTCGGCCGGAGACGTGGCCGGCGCAGGAGCCTTGGCCCTCCGATCAAGTGTTCGCTCTCATTCAGGCCGGCCTGCTGCAAGGTAAATCCATCGGCTTTCTGCCGGTCAAAGTGCATGTGCCCGACAGCAAGGAAGCGCAGAAGAACGGCTGGGACGACGCGGTCGGCCTGGTCATCGACGAATGGCTGCTGCTCGAATACGCCTGCGTCTTCCTGCCGGCCAATCAAGACGCCCTGGTCGAGAGCGTCGCCAAGGGCGGCCTAGCGATCACCGACGATGTGCTGCAAGCGCTGGGGCTGAACAAGCAGCTATTCGGCGACGGCGCCCAGGAGCGCGTCATTCCGTTCACACCATTGGAGGAAATTCAGCGCGCCGTCCTCGGCCGGATCGCGGCCATCGACTTTCAAGCGCTGGCCGAAAAAACGATAAAAGAGACCTGCTACAAATCTATTGGCCGAGTGTAAGATAGAGTTCTTGCCTCATCGAAGCCGTCCGGAACAAGCCGGCGGAGGACGACGCCAAGCGTTCAGCCGGTTCCCGCCGAGATGGACGGATGACCTCGTGACCTTTCACCCCATCCGTGAACCTCCGAGAGCATTTCCCATGTTTGTAGAGCTACTGAAAGACTTCCTCGGCAAGAACGCCGGCGAACGTATCCATATCGGCGAGACCGAAGGCCGGCAGCTCATCGCCGGCGGCGTCGCCAAAACCATCGACGACGACCCCATCGCGCCGTTGGTGACGAAAGCAATGGAGAACGCTTTGTCCGGCTTCAGTCGCGGACTCGACACGATCATCACCGAGACGCTGAAACAATTCCGCGAGGCCCAGGGCATGGCCCGCAAACATGCCGTGCCAGCCCTCTTCGGCGCCGGCGGTAACGGCGACCCGCGCAAATCGTTCGGCGACTGGCTGTTGGCCTGCGCTCGCAACGACGCCCGCTACCTGGAAAAACACTACGGCAGCAATTTCGTCGCCTGGCAAACGAAGGCGGCGTTGGCCGAGTCGTCCGGCGTCACCGGCGGCTACACGGTGCCGCCCGAATTGTTCGAGCAGCTCATGGCCATTGTTTCCGAGCTGGCGTTCATCCGGCCGCGCGCCTTCGTCATCCCAATGGCGGGAGCGAGTTTGCAGATACCTTTTCTCGACATTACGACCACTCAGAGCGCCGGTGTGTCGCCGTTCTTCGGCGGCCTGCAAATGTACTGGACGGCCGAGGCCCAGACGCGCACCGAGACGGAGCCGCAATTCAAGCAGATGGAGCTGAAAGCCTGGGAGCTGTCGGGCTACTCGGTATCGAGCAACGTCTTGTTGCAAGACAGCATCCTTGGTCTGGAAAAGTTCTTGATGACGCTGTTCGCCAAGTCGATCGCCTGGTTCGAGGAGTACGCCTTCTTGCAGGGCAACGGCGCCGGCAAGCCGCAGGGCATGCTGACGGCCGGGGCAACGCTGCTGAAAAATCGCGATACCGGCAATCAGGTCAGCTTCAACGACGTGGCGACCATGTGGTCGAAACTGTTGCCGTCGTCGTGGAGCACGGCCATCTGGGTGTTCTCGCCGAGCGTGGTGCCGCAGCTGTTGCAGCTCAAGGACGGCGCCAACCGCGCCATCTTCATCAGCATCGACCAAGGAGCGACGAAATCGCCGGTTTGGTCGCTGCTGGGCCGGCCGGCGTTTCCGTCCGAGAAGTTGCCGCCACTGGGGACCAAAGGCGATTTGATGCTGCTCGATCCGTCGCTGTACGTCATCGGCGACCGCATGCAGATCGAGATCGCCGCCTCGGAACATGTGAATTTCCTCAAGAACCAGATGACG